ATCCGCGAGTCTTACAAAAGTCTTCTAAATGCGCAGCAAGTCCTGTATAAAGGACAGGTTTATGTGGATTAAATAAGCGAATAACGCCGTCCCAATATCGAGCCTTGTACGATGGTGAGAACTGATACCCTTGCGGCCGAAAAGAAAAACGTTCAGAGAGCTCCTGAAGGATCCCTGAATCAGTCTTAATTCTCATGTGAACCGCATTGAGATAGTCGACGTTAATCACATCAGGCATTAATAATCACCGGCCTGGAATTTCAAAATATCAATCATGTTCTTAATAACGAAGTTTCTACTATGTATTGTCTTAATGATGTCTTCGAGGAAATTCGCATTTGCTGTATGGAAATCAATCTTTAAGCTTAATGCAATGACATCTTTATCTGCTTGGATATATTTATCGATATCACCACGTAAGACTTTGAGCTGGAATGGCTTCCATCCCATTTCATCAAGTGTTTCTTCATCGATTGATCCGTCGAAATATTCTCGCTTTAAATGCTCAAGCTCTTTATATTCCCATTTAAGCTTCTTTACACGAAGAACTTCTTTATAGTACATGTTGTAGTATTTACTATGAAGCAATGGAATTTTTTTACTCTCACCAACAAGATTTGTCTCGTCGATGGGAGCATCCTTTGCCCACATCTCACTTATTTCATCCATTATGTATCCTTTGGTTCGTTAACCAAAATAGATTATATCACATTCTTAAGTAAAAGTACATACCCTAGCTATTAAGTAATCAGCTCAAATTCTGCAGATTTGTTTAGGAATGCAATTGCCCATTTGTCATCAGAATCAATAAAGCAATAATGTATCAAACCTTTATCAGGTCCGTCTACTACTTCCCAAATCCAAGATACCCAGCCATCTTTAAGTTTTTTGTCTGACTGAGCAATTGCACTAAAAAAGGATTTCATTTTATCTTGTGCATTCCAAAAGCTACCATATTGAATTTCGTCTGACTTCCAAATATCTTTGTACTTGGTTTGAAGGTCTTTGTAATCTTTACCGATTACCATTTTCTTATCTGCTTTTGCACCAAAAGGTACTATTCCCACTCCAAGAACCTTAACCTTACCACCGTAAACAGGCATTCCTGATATACCATAGTTCTTTGCACTGCGTCCTTTCCACATGGGAGTTACAGTTAGACCAGGTTTTAGTTTGGCGATAGTAACTTTACCTTCGTTTAAAGTTTCTTCCCAATGTTTAAAAGATTTCATATTTCTTTCCTTTATTTTACTCCGTTAGTAATTGAATCATACCTTAGCTTTCAATACGTTCAACTACGAATGTGTCGTATCTAAAAGTGGTTGTGCATGAAAGGTAGTTAACTGTATCCTGTTTAACGTCAAGCTCGATCGAGCCAAGGCTAATTGGAAACGCATTCTTAAAAATAAATCTCAAATTTGGATTCTTATGACTGTTTTGAACAATGACAGTTATGTCTGAATAGTATGTACTTACTTCAGCTCTCTTTGCATTAAACTGGGCACCTCTATTTTCTGGTGAACCCATTCCTTCGAGCCATCCTAGAATTTCGAGATAGTTGTTCATGTTTTCATCGACAATGAAGGATACGTCAAAATCTGCGTAGACTAGACGATCGGGAATATTGTAAAGAGCTTTCAGCGCGCTCTCTGTTTCTGCAGGCCCCGATGAGATATCAGGAATCGTCACAGACTGTACAAAAAATTCTACGTTCGGCATTTTAGCAATTGAAATGTCGAATGATGCCGGTGATAAATAATTTGTTACTAGAGACATATTAACCCTCCCGTGGTTATACATTATTTATAAGGTGAACAAAATGAAAAATTTGAACTCTCTCAACAAGCGAATGCTCACCACCGGTTTAGATTTGAACGACGTTCATGATCTTCATTATCGATTTTTCGTAGGGAAAGATTATGAGTGGTGGTATCGTATTATGCCCGACGATATTGTCGTAGATCTTGGCGCAAGTGTTGGTGCCTTTTCCTGTCATGCACTTGATAATGGTGCATCAGAAGTCTATATGGTTGAGCCAAATACACAATTACTTAAAACAGCGATCTATAACACGTCACCGTATATGCTTTATGGTGCAGAAGAAGATCAACATCGTCCAAAGATTAATGCAGTCAATGCATGCATCGGAAGATCAATTACTCGAATCGATGAAACTCATCAGCCAGCTGATTTAGAGTTCCAAAGAAAAGTCGATCTAATTAAATGGGATGATTTTGTTTCTCGATTTAAACTTAACCATATAGATGTTCTTAAAGTAAACATTCATGGCGCAGAATATGATATCTTTGACGAATCGAGATTAGAGTACTTCCAAAAGAATGTAAGGCACATGGCAATTGCATTCTATCTTAATACAGACGAGCGCCGAGACAAGTTTAAAAAGCTAGCAAAAACTTTTTTGAATCGATTCCATCCTGAGTATGCAATTAATGCAAATGATTTTATGCATCAAAAGGTGAGAACACAAAATCCTCAACTCAGAGAAATGATTTTTGATGATGGAAAAGTTGATCAATTAGCGCAGAACAGACCGTACATATTTGTCTATATCACCAATTGGTAATGTAGACCATAAAGTTTCCATTCCAAACAGGCCATTCACCTAGGATTTTATCTGTATCCCATGCTCGCTTATAGTGATCGGGATTAAGAAATCCTAGGGGAATTTTTCCAGTTTCTTTGTTGTGAAAATTGTAAATGAAATGGTCTCTGAATGAGATCCATTCGAATGGTGCTTCTCGAAAACAGTTGAGATGAAACTCAACAGCCATGTGTCGAACTTTGTTTTTAAGAAAGTCGATATTCTCTTCTATGAAAATGTCATACTCTCCGCCTTCGCAATCGATTTTAAGAAAGTCGATATGATCAATCTCATACTCTTTAATGAAGTCTTTAAATCTTAAAAGAGGGAATCCGTCTTGATCTCCATAACAATTCAGAGTTGATCTTGAGGTATTACCAATAGCTCCATGCACGGGTATAACTTTACAACCTTTATGATCAATTGCGTGCTCAGTCGCGTTTGACATAAGAGTTCTTAGATATTTTTTATTTGGTTCAATAGCGTATACTTTACTAGCACCTTTCTCTAGTGCTCGCATAGTAAACAGACCTACACATGCTCCAACGTCGACAACCACATCACCGGGTTGGACCGTATAATAAGTGTCGTAATCATTACCCCATATATGTTCAAAATACATGAGATTGATTTCTCTCATCGAGAGATCCGCGGTGTCGAGGTCTACATTTAAGTAGTGTTTCATAATGTAGCTAAGTCTTCTTTAAATTGTGATGCAGATGAAGTGCTTTTCCAATGCTTAAGCTCTTTCTTTGCTTCTGTAATAAACTTCTTGAATGTCGCCGGTTCTGATTTCATAATTGAAGAGATAGGCATTGCAATAAGTTTGCTTGTTTCAACTGCTAAGCAACCGGTCGCTTCTACAATTGATTTAGTCAACTCAGTTTTATTCAGATTCATAATATCTATATCACCATCACGGATTGCTTGAATGAACTTGAGTCGAATATCTAACCAACGTACCTTTTCTTCGTGTTCGGCAATCTTTTTATTAATTCGCTTTTGAAGAATTGTAAGCCGATAATCACAAAAGTCTGCAATGAGTTTCTTAACATCCTTATACTCACGAAGCTTACCGTCATAGTCAATCACTGTTAAATTTTCAGAGAGTGGCTTTGACAATTTAAACTTTGCCATGATCTTTGCATTGTTCCACTTAGCTGATGTTATTTGCTTAAGCTTTACTTCAAATCTAAATCCATCCTTATCGCAAAGATCTTCATAACCTACAATATCACCTTCATCTTCGAGCTTGTCGAGAATCTTTACATAGGATTCCCTATCAAATCCGTAGGGCACTTCGTGAATATTAAGAGTAGTCTTACCCTTCTTTTCAAAACACCCTAGAACCTGATACTTGTTTTCTTCGAGTGGTTCTTTTTTAACGCACCCAGAAAACTCAGGAAATTTGATTTTAATATCTGTCGTGATCTTGCCGGTTTTAATATACTCAGCACATGCTTGTACTAGATCGCTAGGATCTCTTGGAAGAATATGAGTGGCAAAGCCAGTAGCAATACCTTTTGTTCCATTGACAAGTACAAGAGGTATGATTGGTACGTAGAAAGCAGGTGGTTCATGTTCTGGATCCTCGTGTTGTGGTGATAAGTCAATATCTTTAATATACTTATCAAAATTGCTCGATAGTTTCGTGTAAACATACCTTGGTGCGCCAGCTTCTTGTACGAGTCGCGTTCCAAAAGAACCTCGACCTTCTACTAAACAGAGATTGTTATTCCAAGTAGCCGCCATTAATTGGCCAGCACCTGCAGCTGAAGCTTCTCCGTGATTATATCCAAAATCTGATATGATACCAGAGACTGCTGATACTTTTTT